GTCTATCAATGGTTCCATAGATTGAAAGGGCATTTCTGAGCATGTTAGATCCATTGAATATCCACGCTCCGGGCTCTGAATTGGCGAATTCAGAAATTCCTCTATTTCCTTGTCTGAGGGCAACCATGAACTGTCTGGCTTGTTCATCTTTGTCAACTCTTGACTTGCCTTCATTGATTTCACCTCCTTCTTCAAAGTTTCCATCTTTGCTGCAATATCTTCTATTTTGTCTAGCAGTACCTGCTGCCCTCGTGATATGTGCCCGAGGTGAGAGCTTACCTGATACATAAGAGAAAGCACGCCGTCTTCGTAACGAGACGTATCCTTGGAGATGAGGGGTTCCAGATTCACCGGTCTCTCGACCGATGATCCAATACTTGGCTTCTTCTTCGGCCCAAGCTTTGATGGCTGAGAAGTCCCCCTCTTCATAATTGTTGAGGGTGAAGCACCAGTGGAATGCTTGTTGGTTAGAAGGCATGTTATGATTTGGGGTTATGAGACACGGGTTATATAGCCCAACTTAGGAAGTAGGGCTGGGGGGGTAATACTAACCCCCCAGCCCTGCTACCCGTTATTTTATTGATTCTATAGAATATTACAGAACCATTGACATTGCGTACACGCAAAGTTTAGTTCGACTAAATTACATTAAGGCGCCAAAGCGCTGACATCTGCACTATAACTAAGATTATATCCACGCGTAATTGAAAATTCGTTCTCGTCGATGCTTCCTTGATTGGCCAACTGTAACATAATATATGGCGTCCTTGCATTGTTTTCATATGCATTCTGGTCTATCTTCTGACTTTTAAACCTTGTGACGAATGTATAGCTGTTTCCTCCTTCTATGACTACTTCTCTTGACATAAACGGCCTACCGAATTGAGTATAGAAATCTGGTACTACACTAGGGTCCCACATTTGATCTAGCGGGGTTAGGTCGTTTGGTACTGCTGTTAGGTCTGGGTTGTTTCCTGTCGTAATCCTCCATATCTTGACTTTCATATCATTGGTTGATGCATTGTGAATGTTAATCCTAAATAATCCTCCTCTTAATACTATTTCATCTCCGAACTCTGGTACTCCGTCTCCGTTGTCTAATTCTTGTGCTCCGCCTGCTACCGTCCAAAATGGGTTGAGTGACGGTCCGAAGTTATACATATTGTATATCTTCAATTTGGATGTAGTTGGTGACGCGAACGTCCCATCTATTTCGTTGATCGTGAGAATCGATCTATAATGAGCCTTAAATAACGTAGAATTCCAAATATGACGTTTATACGCTCTGCGACTTGTCTTTCGTCCTCGAAAGCCCACAGCATGGCCTCGTAAATTAAGTGACGTATAATCTGTAGTTCTTCTTCCTCCTGTTCGTTTAGTTCTATTCTTTCGGGTGAACCTTCGTCTCTTGAACATGCGGGTGCCATTGCTGGCACCGATCCTGTTAGAGTTAAAGGTAGAATACGTGCGTTTCCTGAATCCAGGCATAATGATCTTACTCACCCTCACGGGTAAGCGCGGGTATTTATAGAGTTATGTTATGGGGGGTCCCTGGCTCCGCCAGTTTGACTACGTCTCGCCTTCGGCTCGGCTCCTTGCCGTTCCGGCAAGACACCCGCCGGCTGCGGCGGCGGGGCCTGCGGCAGCTCATTTAACGTTCGCTTCGCTCACTCGCCATTAATAAGATAATATGGGAAATGACTCTCTTTATTTCTTTAATATAAAATTACATCATGTGTGTGATAGTAATCCTGCGTAACAGTGCAGGTAACTGGGGATTTACAATACCATCATTGGTAAATACATCGCATGGTTCAAAGTTTGATGTTACAATGAAAGTTGTAGCATAAAGCGCCACCATGCCTCCTTTAGTTTCCACTGAACACTTGTATCGATCAAACCATCTTAATAGATGATTAATATCAATACCATTAGGACCAAAGTCATCAATTATGACTTCTTTTTCACAGAGATATCCGTTCCACCACTTTGTTCTGGGGTCTTTGACATAGGCGTCAGGAAGGTCGCCGTGGGCCAGTCTACTTTTACCCACTCCGGGAGGTCCCCAAATCCATCGAACATTGATGTCGGGTCTATCAATGGTTCCATAGATTGAAAGGGCATTTCTGAGCATGTTAGATCCATTGAATATCCACGCTCCGGGCTCTGAATTGGCGAATTCAGAAATTCCTCTATTTCCTTGTCTGAGGGC